TGTGGATTGTAATGTACAAAATCACCGTAGTGCCAAGGCTCGTAACGAAAACAGGCTCCAACAGCATAACAGAATCGCCAAAATGGCTAGAAAAAGTTGTTGACAGCAAAACCGCCAATCACTATAATACTAACTAGCAGCACGGAAGAGGGGCCCGCTTCCGTGATGCGGCTCAAGCAACGCAGAGCCAAGCACAAGCCAAGGATACCACAACGCGCGAGCGGAGGTGAGCGAGAAGAATGGGTGCGATGACGCGAATCTGCCGAACTGTGCCAATCACCATTTGCGATTGCTTGTACGTCGATGAGAACAACGACACCAAGCAGGAGCAAGTTAAGCTCTATGGTGACTACACCAATATCGTCAGAGCAACCAATGCGTGTAAGAAGAAGCTGAATCGCACACGTGTACTTGTGAAGAACATCAGCAAGGAAGAGTATTCAGTTTCAATGCCAATGGAAGCGTTCATGGCGAACGCCGACCACGTAACCAAGAAAGCAAAGGAGAACTAACCATGTCCGAGACCACCGAGATTGTTACCAACGACTTCAACATTTCCGAGGGCTTCATTTGCACGCTTGACCGCACGTCCACCGAGGGCAAGGTCGCAATCGCAAAGGCGCTCAACGGCTCCGAGCCTTTGAAGGACCACATGAACGAGGTGCTTCACCTCGCCGGAGTCATCACTACTCCCGGTGTCCGTGCCCAGAGCGGTGCCAGCTGCACCAACAACTACCTCGTCCTCGATGATGGAACGGTCCTCTTCTCCCAGTCCGATGGCGTGACGCGCTCGCTCAAGGTCATTGCGGCGCTTTGGGGCGGCGACCTTCACGACGGAAAGACCGTGGACGTCAAGTGCATCTCCCAGAACCTCACCAACGGGAACACGCTCAAGACTATCATCCCAGCTTAACACAAGGCTTCACCGACTTGGCAGAGGGGATGGGATTAAAGTCCCATCCCCTTCTCATTAGGAAAGGTAATCATTATGTCGCAAAATTACAACGAGGTACGTAATTTGCGCAGGAAGGCGGAAAGGAGGATTGCTGACCTAAAGAAGCAGAAGAAGAACGCCAACAGCGCGTCATACAAGAAGCAGATTCAGCGTGACATAACTCGTATGCGCGAAGCCATTCGCAGCACGAGGACATACAGTACCAAGACTGGAAAGCGCATCCATTCCGAAGCCCAAGTTGCGCGTGGTGCCGAAAAGCTTCGCAGCTTGATTGAGAGCTTTCCACTACGTGGAGTTCAGCAGCGCAATCGCTCGTTCGCAATGAGACTTAACATGGCAGGCAGCAAGACCTTCCAAGGCCCAACGCGAAATGCAGAGAGAACGCTTGGCGAGGAAATGGCAGGCATCACAAGCTCGCAGGTCAAGGTGTTCTTCCGTGCGACGCAGAGGGCGTGGGACAAGCCGAATGTTTCAATGGAGCATCGTCTCGACGCAATCATAGAGCACTACAAGGGTGAGATTGGTACGAGCGACCTGCATCGCATCTTCGACTATGTTCTATCTGACCAGCGCAACGCCGACGTTGCAAAGGCAAAGGATATAGTCGCTAACCCGGACAAATACACCGACGGTGAAAAGGAATGGGCCTATGACGTACTTGCAGACAACGACGCAGAAGTTCGCTATATGCCGACTGTCACTGCGGCAGCTGTTTCAGACGTGTCTCCGGTTGCACCAATGTGAGTCAAACGACGAGGTATCTATGAGAAAGCGTAGGAAGTTTGAGATTGTAAGCTCATACGATACCGAGACCACGAACATCAACGACGGCGACGAGCATTACGCATTCCCAGTTTTGTTCATTGACAACAGAATCGTTGACGTCGATTTGAAGAACTACGAGCCTGAACGCGACGATGACATTCGATTCTATCGCCACGAGGACGAAATGATTGCAGCAATCCAAGACTACATCCAGATTGGCCTAATGGACGGAAAGGTTCCTATCATCTGCGCGTACAACCTAATGTTCGATCTACAGCCATTGATGGAGAAGCTGGATTCCATGTACGATATGAAGGTAAACGCCCAGAGCAGCACCAACGTTTACACCATAGACCTGTTCGAGATGGACACTGACAACATGCTTCTCAGGTTCTGGGACACGTATCACCTTGAGATGCGCGGCCTTAAGGCGATGGGAGAGACGGCTGGTCTGCCGAAGGCCGTTGGGGACTGGGACTATGACGTTATCAGGACGCCAGACACGCCGTTAACCGAGCTGGAACTGCACTACGCAGGCCGAGACACGCAGGTAATCCCCATGTATCTTCGCTATCTTCTCAGGTCAAACGAGTGGATGAAGCAGGAGGACTTGGGAAACCGCGTCCTCACAAAGACGTCAATCGTAAGGCAGATGGCGCGTCGTGAGATTGGCTCAATCACGGTCGGGAAGCGCGATGGCAAGAGACTCACGCTTGACAAGGCGTTCATGGAGCATTGCAAGAGTGAGGACGCTCCCACGTTCGCACAGTACGCGCTCCGCAAGGCGTGCTTTCGTGGCGGCTTCACGTTCACGGCAGCTGCCACGGCTTCGGAGGTCGTTCAGAACGTCGTATCCCTTGACGTTACAAGCATGCACCACACGTTCATCAATGGAAGGCAGATGCCAGAGTGTTTCGTCATCGTCTCCAATCACGATATGGACGTTTTCGCGGAGAGGATTCTGGACACGCCGCTAGACTACATACTAGAGCACTACGACAGGCCATTCGACGTTGCCATTCATGCGCGCATAAGGTTCGACAACATCCGTCTGCGCAAGGGCACCTGCTTCGACAAATGGGGAATCGCGCTTGAGCCTGCGTCGAAGTTCAAGAAGGAGCTTATGTATCAGGAGGGATTCGGAGAGGACGAGCGAAACCTGTTGCAGGACAACTACATCAGGCAGTACGGCTGGCACGACGTGGCAAGCAACGCATTCTTCGCGTTCGGTAAGCTCTATCGAGCCGACAGCGCCATAATGAACGTCTCGGAGACTGAGCTTTGGTGTCTCGGACAGGTGTACGAGTGGGATTCCATGGAAGCTCTGTTCGGCGAAGCAACGGCGAAGTTCAGGACGCCACCAGATTTCGTCACGCTCCAGAGCAATGAGCTCTTCGAGATGAAGAGCGCGGCAAAGTTCATCTCCAAGCACTACAAGTATGGTGAGCCATATCCGTACAACCTCAGCGGCATACCGGAGGGAATCGCGAACGAGCTGCGAAACGGCACGTGCGACCCGCAGTTCTTCGAAAGCTGGTACACGGGAACCGTGAAGGGCATGTTCAACGGCATCTACGGGACGCAGGCGCAGGACGTGAGAAGGCCGTCGTACAAGGTGGAGCATGGGGAGCTGGTTATTGATGACACTACAAAGGTAACGGCGGAGAACTACGAGGACCACGAACCGGGAAACCTGCGAGTTCTCTACACATACGGTCTGAGAATCGTCGGTGGCTCGCGCATGCACATGGTAATCAGCATGGAGCTGCTGTATCGTGGGCTTGGTGACAGGACGCGAGTTCTCGGCGGTGACACCGACTCCATGAAGGTCTCATGCGACGCAGACGTGAGCGACGACATGCTGGCAAAGGCGCTGGAACCAATAGCCGATGCGTCAAAGGCTGCAATTGACAGCACCATGCGCAGGATTCGCAGGAACTGGCCCGACAAGGCGTCCTCGCTAAAGGGAATCGGCTCGTTCGACATTGAGAACCGAGATGAGCACTACCCGTGGCACATCGAACTGTGGAACAAGTGCCGCGTCTCTTGGGACGGCGAGAGGGCGCACGTCACGTGCGCCGGACTGCGACGCCCTATAGGCGAGACCAATATCGAGACCGTGATAACGTCGCTGATAAACGCGGGATACCCTGTGCAGGACGTGCTGCAGGAAGCGATAGGCTACAACGTGTTCGTGGAATCTTCGGTCTCGCACGCACTGGAGAAGCACCAGCCGAAGGCGGTAGACGTGTTCGACGAGAGCGTGACTGACGCAAGCGGCGAGACGCGACCCGTCACGTCGCACCAGTCACCCGCGCTGTACCCAGCAGGCAGGTGGCTAGGCGAGACGCTGAAGTTCACGAACGCATCCAGCGTGTCATACCTCAGACGCAGGTACGGCAGGGACGTGGATACCGCCACGAGGTTCGTCGGGACAGACGGAAAGAAAGTGTGGGTCAAGCGCGAGGGAAGCGACGGCATCGAGACGATAATGGAGTGCGAGATATGAGACCAGGAACGCGCAACACGATTGAAGCATGGCTGGGTGTGCTTTTGCAGCTGGCTGGAAACATAATTGGATTCAGCATAGGCATCTGCATAGTCAAGGCAATCGTTGGTTTTATCTTTGGAGCGTGAGACATGTCGGGAAATATGACATTCTTATTATTTCTTGCTTTTTATTTTCTTATTGGTGTGATTGTCTATTGTATATGTAAAATCTAATCCATTGGAGTGATACTAGATGCTTTATAGAATCGATTTCGTGACGTTAATTTACATCTGCTTCATGGTAATCGTCATGGCATGGTCTCTTGTAGCGGTCTGGCTGTGATTGCAAGATGGCTGAGTTCTACGACTGGGCAAAGACGCTCTCATACGATGCAGACGTGACCATGGTTGTTGGAGCACGTGGCATCGGCAAGACGTTTGGTTTGAGAAAACAGTGCATAATGGACTTTCTCAGGGATGGCTCCAGGTTTGTTGAGATAACGCGGTACAAGAACGAGGTAGCGGACGTGGCATCTGGCTACTTCGACAAGTTGGAACTTTTGGACGAGTTCAGCGACTATGTTTTCAAGACTGACGCAAGGTTGGCTTATATAGCAAGAAAGCCGGAGGACGATTCCAAACCACAATGGAACGTCATAGGCTACTTTCTCGCGCTTAGCACAGAGCAGAAGGAGAAGAAAAAGACGTTCGCAAAGGTTAGACGACTAATATTCGATGAGGCCATTCTAGACAGAACAGACCGATACCATAGGTATCTCACCAACGAGTTCGCAAAGCTAGAGAGCTTGGTGGACACCACGTCGCGTGAAAGACCCGGCGTCAAGTCGATACGTCCTCGCGTGTACCTACTGGGAAATGCCTGTGACCTCGCAAATCCGTACTTCGCTGCGTATGGCGTTGGAACTGACTTGACGTTTGGCTACAGGTGGTACAAGGGAAAGACATTTCTCCTGCACTACGTTGACCCAGGCGAATACAGCAGAGAGAAGGCGCTAGGAACTGTGGCCGGAAGGATGGCAGCGAACACGGAAGCCGGTACCGTGGCGCTTGACAACAAGTTCATACATCCGAAAAGGGAGTTCATCCTGAAGAAGCCGAAGAACGCAATATTCTCGTTCGGCATAGCCTGCAACGGGAAACTTTACGGAATATGGCTGGACGAGAGGAACGGATACTACCACGTAACTAGGAAGATACCGAACAACACTGGGAAGCCAGTGTTCTCGCTAACGAGGAAGGACGCTTCTATAAACTACATCGCAGCGCACAACCTCAGCGCAACCATGCGCTACGTGGCGGAGATGTACTACTATGGTCTAATAAGGTACGATGACGAGGTGCTTGAGATGGAGTTCGGTGACGTGCTAGCTATGTTCGGCATCAGATGATTGGAGCAGGAATGATTGAGTATATGTATGCAGTGATGCACGACGGAGGGCGCGAGCTCCCAAACGACAGGATGGGCAACCTAATTGGCGTGTTCTCCGATGATTCGGAAGCAAAGCTCTGGCTCATGGGCCACGGCTTCTCCGAGCAGGACGCCTTTGGGGACATGTGGAATGGACGCGACAGGGCGTGGATTCTGGAAGCGCACGTTGACAGCCCGACGGAGGATGGTACAATCTGAGACACACCGGATGGCACCTTGCATGACGCGAGTAGCGGCTGTGCGGATGGTTCTGCTTGGTTGCAGCGCACGCCGCGCGAACCCAACCCGTCGTTTCAGCCGATTGCATCGAATGACCGTCTGGTATACAATCAGGCCAGCCACAGTGCAGCGCACAGTGGCTGGCCGCTTTGCTTTGGAACGACAGTAACGAGACACAGAGGAAAGGTGGGACGAATGGCAGACACCGACAGGCAGGACGAGACGCAGGCTCCCGACGAGGAGCGCAACGACGCGCCGGAGGGCGATGGAAACGTCACCAGCTCCGGTGACAGCACGGCAGAAATCGTGTCCAGCCACGCGGAGCACGACGAGCAGTTCGAGAAGGAGATGCGCGAGTACATGAGGCACATCGACGCAAGGCTCTCCCAGCTAGCGGACGCACAGGCCGCAATCGTGAGCGCGTCGAGAATCGATGACACCGGCTCCGACGCGGACGATTCCGCATCTGATGACGGTATGGACGATGGCGTTCTCGACCTCGTAATCAAGGACTAGGAACAGGAGCAACATATATGGCAACTGACAACGCAACAATCCTCTCGAACGTATGGCTCAACGGAACCAACGACTTCCAGCAGAGGATTCCAGACCCAACGCAGCACGGAATCGACGCGACAATGGACGCGCTGTTCGACCCCATGAACAAGGCGTACTACAACCAGTTCGTCGATTCGCTCATCATGCGCATCGGATACACCTACGTGAACCAGCAGTCCTTCTCCAACCCGCTCAAGGTGTTCAAGAAGAACAAGCTGATGTACGGAAACTCGGTGCAGGAGATGGTGCCCAAGTGGATTCGCGCCCACTCCTACGTGGACGATGCAGAGGACGTGTTCAAGATGGCGCGTCCCGACGTAGCCACGTGGTACCACTCCCAGAACCGACGTGACAGGTATGACATCACCATCAACGAGCAGGAGCTGCGCACCGCCTTCACCGACAGCTACGGCCTGAACAAGCTCGTCGCGGCGTTCATGAACACGCCGATGAACGCAGACGAATACGACGAGTACAGAATCATGCTCCAGCTTCTCGCCTTCTACGACAACAAGTGGGGTTTCTACAAGCACAACCTCAGCGCCGCACCGACCGACGAGACCACCGGCAAGGAGTTCCTCACGGCGGTGCGCTCGTATGCCGGAAAGCTCCGCTTCCCGAACACCATCTACAACTGCAAGGCAATCGAGGACGTTCCGGTGTTCGTCAAGCCCAGCGAACTGGTGCTGCTCCTGACGCCCGACACCCAGGCCGCAATCGACGTGAACACCCTCGCATCCGTGTTCCAGCTCGACAAGGCCGACATCAAGTACCGCACCGTAGAGGTTGACGAGTTCCCCATGCCAAACGTCGTAGCCATTCTCACCACCGAGGACTTCTTCCAGTGCTACGATACCGTGTACGAGACCACCTCGATGTACAACCCCAAGACGCTCGGTACCAACTACTTCCTGCACCACTGGGGAATCTACAGCGTGTCGCCATTCGTTCCAGCAATCGCGTTCACCACGGACGCCGCGACCAGCGTCACCACGGTAACCCAGTCGGTGACCGCAATCACCGCGACAATCGACAACGCCACGCCCGACCTAGGCGAGAGCACCGCAATCCACACGAAGCTCACCGGAACACTTTCGCCCACTGGCGTGGATGGAATCGAGGTCGCACCGAACGCCGCCACCTACGACGTTACCGTGACGAGGAAGTCCGGCGAAAGTACTGTTGCAGTCAACTCTCCGGCCACGCGCGTGGACGAGTACGGCGTCCTGCATGTGTCCAACAAGCTCCAGTATGGCGACGTCATCAACGTTGCCGTCAAGAGCACCTACATCAACCCGAGTGGGGAGACCACGCCGCTCACCGCATCCGTCACCGCGACAGTGACCAAGAAGGACGCGTAGCTGTAAGTCACTATAGGTGGGCGCACTATTGGAGTTTTTCTTGGTGCGCCCACCATTTCAATCTGGAGCGTGACAATGGACTTCTCTCACCTTGCAGACACAGGCTTTCCGAATATGGGCACCGTTTCTCCCTACGAGCTGCGCAACACGTTCGACTACACGCGGTGGACGCCAGACACGCGCATACACATGGTCAACGTCCTGTGGGACAGCGAGTATGAGAACGCGGTGAAGTTCGAAAGCGACGCCGACAGGGACGCTTGGTTCGACTCCATAGAGGACTCGTATACAATCACCCTAAAGAGCAACGCCAGAATCGTACCGGACGGCTCGATAAAGCTGCCGTTGCCATACGACGTTGCCAGCCGCTACAACTACCTTTTCGTTGACATTCCATTCGCGACCTCGGAAGGCGAGCCAATCCAGAATGAGACGGAGAACGGCGTTCGTCGCTGGTACTTTTTTGTTGGTGATGCTGTGTATTCTGCTCCTAACACTACGACGGTTTTTATACGCCCTGATGTTTGGACTAACTTTATTAATAGCTCTGTGCTTCGGTACATGATGCTTGAGCGCGGGCATGCGCCTGTTCACGCAACCGACGTGGACAGGTATCTCAGCAACCCGCTTGAGAACAACAGGTACCTGCTCGCGCCAGACGTGAACTATGATGACAGCGACGTCGTTCGAGACTCCGCATACGTTCCCGTCGGTTCCGGCAATAAGCTGATTGTGTTCGCCAGCACGACTGGGGTGGCGCAGATTGACAGCGGAGCGTCCGGCACCATCGGAACAGGCGCGACGTACTCGAAGCCCACGTACTCAGACACCTCGGACTGGTATGGGTACCAGTTGCAGGTCAACGGATACAACGTGGGCAATGGATATGACTACACGAATCTCAAGGCGTGCGTCTCGCAGCAGAACGAGCCTGACGGCATGGTGCCTACCTCATTGGAGGTGTATGCCGTCCCTGCTTCTGACGCAACCTTCCTCGCAGACGTGGCAAGCCAGTCACCCGCGTTCCTGAGGACGATAAAGGCGCTCTTCATCGTGTCGGAAGAAATGGTGCTCGTTCGCTCTACACACAGGATGTGCGGACACAACATCTATCGTGTGAGCGGGAAAAGGCAGAGCATAGGAACGTACGAGCTGAGCAGGGACAAGTTCGGATTCGACGAGAACGAGAGTGCGTTTGCGAAGCTCTACACGTACCCGTACTCAAGGATAGAGGTCTCTGACGACAACGGACGCACGTCCGAGGTGAGGATAGAGAACACCACCGGAAGTCTTGGCATGGAGATGCTAGTCTCGGTTGCATTCCCAGTCCTCGACTCAAGGGTGTATCTCACCGGCGTCGGTGGAAGCGGCTACAACTCCTACGTATGGAAGAGTCTTAATGGCATGGAGCTGAGACGCGAGGTTCCAAGGGGCGACTGGGACAGGCTGACGTTCCACTTCGACATACCCACGTTCGCACTGTACATGGACGCCGAGACCGGCTACATGCTGGACAACTACTCAAAGGGATTCACGAACGCGCAGTTGCACGCGCTCACGAGCTACCACTGCGCGGTGCGCTCCGCGAACCTGGGAAGGGCAAACGGCGTGGCGTCCGCCGACACGGCGCAATCGAACTCCACACGCGACGCCGGAACGGCGCAGACCAACGCCAACGTGCTGGCTCAGACAACTAGGACGAACACGAACAACCTCGCCACGGCTGCATATAACAACACCAACGCCACGATTGCGGCAGCGAGCGCAAACACGGCGGTGGCTAATTCCGCATCATCAGCCATAATGACGAACGGCAACACGGCTGCAAGATGGGACACAAACGACACGAACGTCGTGTCGATTTCCACGACCGAGACCAATAACCAGACCTCAATCGCGACCACAAAGATAACCAATGACGCCAACGTGGAAGGTGGCGCATTGCATGGAGCAGTCAGCGGCGCGATGGCAGGCCATGGTGACCCGCTCATGGGCGCAATCGGCGCCCTTGCAGGCGGCGTGACAGGATACGTAACAGCAGGCATCAGCGCTTCGGCGGCAGCGTCCAACGCATCGCTCACGGCGCAGGCAGCCGAGGACGTGACAAGGGCGAACGTCAACGCCAACAACAACATCGTATCAAGGCACATACAGATAGCACAGCAGAACACGCAAACACAGAACAACTCAAGGACAAGCCAGACAGACAACAACAACGCCGCTCTCGGAACGCAGCGCGACAACAACTACAGCGCGGCAACCACGAACGCGACGAACGCATACAACGCCAGCGTGGGCAACTCCGGTCGCACCCACGACACTGCCGTTGCCGACGCCGACGCGACCAACGCGACGTCCGTCGCTAACGCCGACAGGACGCGCGAGATTGGCGTGCTCAACGCAAAGGAGACGCTTGAGACCTCGCAGAACGACTGCATGGTAGGCATGTCCGACGCACGTAGGGTAGCGCCAACGCAGCTGACCGAGGTCTCCGGTGACGGAACCGGGATGTGCTACGGCATGAACGGCATCCAGATAAGGCTCCGCACGCAGAGCAAATCGGCGATAGCGCAGACCGCCGCCCAGTTCGCACGATACGGCTACGCGCTTGAGCAGGTATGGGATGTGGAGGGCAGCGGCCTGAACCTGATGCGTCACTTCACCTACTGGAAGGCGGAGGACATATGGGTTGACGTCAGGAACGTCGCAAGCGCCGAGGTAGGTGCGACCATCAGGAGGATATTCAGGAACGGCGTCACCGTGTGGCACGACCCGAACGATATTGGAAAGGTAGGAATCTATGACAACTGACGATACCACCACGCAGGCACCAGCCAGCACCGAAGGAACCGAGACTGAACAGACCCAGCGGTCGGTGCACGAGCTGCTCAAGCTCAAGACGTTCCAGGGAATGACGGATGCCGAGATTCAGTCGATAATCGACTATCGCGTCAGCGTCGCGCACGATGACGAGGTGACGAGGGCCGCACAGGCAACCGAGATTCAGGTCATGAACGCACAGTGCGCCGCATACGACGCGCTCAGGGATGACGCGAACTCGGTGCTCAAGAAGGTGCTCGCAGTGCCGTTGTCCCTCGGCACCGTGTCGCAGGACGGCACGGTCACGCACCAGTAGACAGAGGTTGACACATGGCAGGCCAAAGGATACAATCTACCGGAAGGGGAGTGGTGCCAGATGGGACGCAGGGGCGGAAAGCAGCGCAATGATGGCACGAGAAGGCCGTTCTGCCACAACGGCTCCATGGAGCTATGGCAGAGCGCGTCACTGAACAACAGGCTCTACCACTACTACATCGACGTCATCACAAAGATGGCGGTGAGCCGTTTCAGGTGGCTCAACCTGCCGCCGTCATGCGACGAGAGATACCTGGAACTAACGCTGGTTCACCAGGGCATGGCTTCCATCGCGTTCCCAAAGTCAATGACAGGAACTTTTCTCACGTTGCAGTGTGCTCCGCTCGGGAAGCCGGACATGTACGACAGGGCCATACGGTGGTACGCGATTGGCACCAACGGAACGCGATACCGCTGCGACAGACAGCAGGGCGTTGTCGCATACGACAACGAGACGCGCTACCCGCTCATGGACGGCATAGAGCTGTACGCGAACGAGCTTGCCCACATCCGCATCACCAGAAGGGTGAACAGGATGCACCAGCAGATTCCGTTCATCCTCACCGGACCACAGGAGCGAAAGCAGGACATGGTGAACCTGTTCAAGCAGGTGGCGGGAGGGGAGCCTGCGGTAATCGGCACCAGCGACCTTCAGCAGATTGAGTACCAGGCGCTGCAGACCGGCGTCACGTTCCTAGGCGAGGAGCTGGCCGTGGACGAGCAGAACGTCTGGGGTCGCGTCTACACGATGCTCGGAATCAAGAACTCGACCATGAAGCAGGAGCGCCAGACCGAGGACGAGATTAGGGCGCAGGAGAACCCTGCATCGCTCATTGCGGCAAGCGCCCTCACGGAACGGCGCAAGGTGGCCGACGAACTCAACTCAAGGTTCGGCAAGTACCTTGACGCACCGATAGAGGTCGTTTGGAGACAGGACAACGAGAGCGACAACTGGAACCTCGCGCACAACATGCAGTCCATAGCGAAGGCGGCGAACCAATGATTGACACGAACGACTATGACAAGGCCCTGCTCAAGTGCCTTGAAGCGCTGGTAAGCATGACTACGCAAGTTGCCGTATGGGCTGGTGACGATAGAGTTTCAGAACAGGAAGCCAAGGACTTCGACTTTGCGTATGACATGTGGAAGGCCGCATACCATGAGCTAAAGAACGCCATGAATGGGGACGAGCTATGATTGACACCATCGAGCCATACGAGCCGGAGCCGGACTATCACGCGGTCGTGACGATACAGCTGTGCGAGCTTGTGGAGGACGGATTCTGTGACAAGCACCTCACTGGATGGGAATGGCCGTCGTACAGCGTGGAGCAGGACACGCGGCTCAGGGAGAAGCTTGTCGACCACTACTGGTTCCGCGAAATCTCGCTGGTGCCACCCGGAATCTGGATGCACGAGTTCATCCGCCGCATGAGGGAGATAATGCCAAAGTACATACCACTGTACAGGCTCATGTCTGAGTCACCGGAGCTGTATGGCGGCAGCTCGGAGTGGTACAAGGGACGTGACATTTACTCGGACTTCCCACAGACGCAGCTATCAGGCGACAACGGAGACTACGCAAGCTCCGGCAACGACCGGGAGTTCCAGAGAATCAGACAGGGAGACGTCATAGACACGGCAAAGCGGCTGACTGACTACAACGACGTTGACCTGATGATTGTGAACGACATGAGTCCGCTGTTCTCGTGCCTGTTCACCGTGAACACAAACAGTTTCTAGGAGGTGGTTCCATTTGGACCAGCTATTTCTTCCGCCTATGACGGAGTCCCAGTCGTGGAGCATCATCATGGCGTGTCTCATGATGCTCGCAGACATTGCGGTCGGATTCGTCGGAGCTGCGGTGAGACACGACATTAGCTCGACAAAGATGCGGGAGGGTATCGGGCACAAGGTGATGGTGCTCGTGCTCATTGCCGTGGCGTACCTGCTGGGCGTCGGCCTAGGCCACGTGAGCGGAATCGAAGCCGAGATTCCGTCCACGGAGGTCGTGTGCTGGTACGTCGTGGTGATGGAGCTTGCGTCAATCCTTGAGAACGTCTCGCTGGCTTGGCCCGAGTTCGCCGACACAAGGCTGTTCAGGTACTTCTCCACGTTCGCGGGAAGTGATGATAATGACAACATGCTGCAATGATGCACGCTACAATGGTGGAACAAGACTCACGCCATACTCCGAGTTCGTATCGACCACGCCAGCATTGCCGTCGTTCTACTGGGACGTGTACAGCTCCGAGCAGAGAATAAAGGAGCTGTGCAAGGAGCTGTGCAAGCTGGTGGACTACGCCAACGCGCTTGGCGTGCATACCAACTTAAACAGCGACAAGATTGAATCTCTGTACGCGGAGTTCGAGAAGTTCAAGGAATCTGGATTCTTCGACTATTATGCCGCACAAATTGAGCAATGGATACGCGACAACTTCAACGAGATTATGAAGCAGATTCTCAATCAGGGAATTTTCTTCGGTCTTACTGAGGACGGTTATTTCTGTGCGAATGTCGCATATCAGCTGACGTTTGTTCTTGACACTATTGCGAACTATAGTGACGAGAATTATGGACGTCTAACCATTACATATTAAGGAGAACAACAATGGCAAACCCCTTCACGCCCGAACAGATTTCACAGATTCTTGAGGAGTTCTTTAAGGTCGTAGGTACGCGACAGTACATCGGCGCTCGATATGTTCCCATCTTTGGGCGCAAGGACGAAGAATCAATCGAGTGGGATAATTCCGCACCGTATGAGCCGCTTACCATTGTTCTCTATCAGGGCAACAGCTACACTTCGCGCCAGTACGTGCCTGTTGGCGTGGAGATTACCAATCAGGAGTTCTGGGCACTCACCGGCAACTACAACGCGCAGGTCGAGAAGTACCGGCAGGAAGTGCAGGCTTTAGATGGACGCATCGATGCAAATGCACAAGCTATCAGTACCGAAGAGACAAATCGTGTTTCAGCTGTAACCGAAGAGAAGACCCGTGCAGAAAATGCAGAGCATACTTTGCAGACGAATATAGATAATGAAAAGACTCGTGCAGAAGATGCAGAGCATACTTTGCAGACGAATATAGATAATGAAAAGACCCGTGCAGAAGATGCAGAAACTACTTTGAATAAGAAACTGCATTATGTAACGCCTGAAGAATATGGTGCTGTTGGAGATGGCATTACAGACGATACAAATGCCATTCAGCTTGCATTTGATAGCGGCGCTTGTGTTGTATTTGGTTCCAAGACATACCTCGTTTCCAGAAACATGACAGTTTCAAAAATGCAGGAAATCAGAGGAATGGGAAGCAACACCAGAATTACATCCAATTCAAATGTCTTTATTTATATAAATAATGACAGCAAAACAAGTGATGCATTTCCAATGGGTTCAGTCGGTACATCGATTCATGATATTTACTTCCATAATGTTACACTTTCATTTGGAACTGAAAGCGATACGCAGGTACTATATTCTGTTCATGTCTATAACTGCACATGGATTCTTGGCAATATGTGGCCAATAATTTTGCAACACAAATGCGCATTCCTTACTTTTACAAATTGCTTCGCGCAGAACACGAATGGATTTGTCTATCTTGACGGTGTTTCACAAGCTGTCGTATCATCTGGGTCTACAAATACATTTGTCGGCTGCGTGAGCTCGAATTCGTGGATTGCTAGCGTATACATGGACGGAACAGGAGCGGATGGCTTTTCACCTGCATTTATCAATTGCTCATTTGAACATGCGCCTTATTCGTTTTATGCAGCAGGCACTATTCCATCACGAGCCGACATAACGTTTATATCTTTGCATTGCGAAAAAAACTCCAAGGGATGCATCAATACATCAGAAGCTAGTGGTGGCCCAATCTATATTCACATGTTCAACCCATGGATATACCTGGAAAAAACGACCAACGCAGTATTTTCACTCGCAGCTAATACAACCGTCAAATATTATGGTGGCTTTGTGCACCAATCAGCAAACACACTGCTCTCAGATGGAGACGGAACACTTTGCATATCCAATAACTCATATGATACATGGGCAAATAGGAAGGCTGGAAAGATAGTTGCAGATAGTCTAAACGTTGATACTAAAGTTGTAGTTTCACCAAATGTCAATCAGGCATTAGTGCCTACAAATTGCACTAATTCGCATACAATTGCGTATACTAAAATTACTTCACCTAATGCATCTCAAGATGCTTTGATTGGAGTTAGGCTAGACAATACGCTTATTGGAAATATTGCTATCCCACCTTCTCACATTTTTACTCTGATAATTGAGATATACGTTTTTGATTCAATCGTTATTGGGTCAATCAAAATGATTGAAGCAAATGGCACAGTTTCAAACAACTATAATTTCTGTAATGCAGCAACTAATAATCAATCGCTTTATATAATTTCAACTATGACAGAAAGTTTTGATGTAAATGTTCACATAGACTAGGCTGTAAAGGAGTACCATGCTCAAAGGAATAGACATAAGCAACAACAACAAGGGCCTGAACCTCACCGACACGAGCCTGCTCTACATCATGAAGGCCACGCAGGGCACATCGTTCGTTGACAGGTACTGCGACCCGTGGGTGCAATGGTGCATCGCCAACGGCGTCCCATGGGGCTTCTACCACTTCATGAGCAAAAACTATGGTGTAGCGGAAGCCGAGTTCTTCTACAGGAACACGCGCAACTACTTCACGCACGGCGTGCCAATCCTAGACTTCGAGCAAGATGGGCTTACAGATGAGGAAGCCGAATCTTTCGTATGGCGCATCCACGAGCTGAGCGGCGTATGGCCGCTGGTCTACACCTACAGCGACTTCATAAACGGGCAGGGGCACCTAAAGAACAGCTGGGTAAAGGACAAGTGCGGCCTGTGGCTTGCGGGCTACCCGTCGCGCCGGACCGGCTGGCCCAGCGACGCGACGTGCCCCTATCCCCATGCTGGCTGGACGCTCGCCATGTGGCAGTTCACGAACTGCCTTTCCTACAACGGTTACAGCGTCGACGGAGACGTGTTCTATGGTGACGCGGATGCTTGGGGGAAGTACGCGCTCGGAGACAACACAGAGCAGACCAATGACGCAACAGAGAGCAACGAGGTCGAAATCCCAAGGGAGGAGAACGCAGTCTATCGCTTCTTTAGCCCTGACATAAAAGACCACCTACTGACGTCAAACTATGACGAGGCCATGAATCTGGCCAACTCAGGCTGGACTTACGAGGGCATCGCTTTCTACGCGGCAAGGGTCTGATTCTCGGGGCCAGAAATCGAGACGAATATCTTTGAATGTGTGCCGTCCTCGGAGCGACCTTCCGAGGGCGGCATTCTCGTCTTTCTGCTGGAACCCAGGAAAAATCGCGCACCGATTTCGGAAACCGACCCGCGCCAGCTCGCGCGTATAGGACGGAATATGACAGTGTTATGTAACGGTAGTTTGTGATTTTTTTCTATTCGTGGTTTACAAGCTAAAGTCGTTGTGTTACGCACGTGCATTTATATAGGGTTGCCGCAATTGTGTAGGAATTGTGAACTTGATTATGCCGCGTGGCATGACGGTTTTTAGTGGTAGATTATCCATAGCAAGCGAGAGTAATAGGAATTCTCGCTACGAAACGAAATGAGGTAAACGAAATGACTACCACAACGAACGCAAGCGAGAATCAGACCCTAGATGAAATGGTGACTAGCTATATAAGCGCAAGTAACGCGGCATATGAGACACTAGAGTTTCTCGTAGACGTGTACGGCGCAGAAGCATTGCGCACGATTAATGAACACTACAATCGGCATTGCTAAGGGGTGAGGTAGCGATATGTACAAGGTCAAATTCTATCTGTTGCATGGTTGGTCTAAGGACTCTAGCGGACGTTGCACGCATGAGACGCTATCGACGCGCACACTTGACGACAACGCCATAAAGACGTTTTCTGCGTTAGGGTATGGTCACTTTAAGGTGGACTACATAGAAGTCGTGTACGACTACAGCGAGAGTGAGGGCGATTCTAATGACTAAGCCACAGCATACGTTCTATGAGGTGTTGGATAGAAAGGGTAGGCGCTGTATACGGCTTGACAAACGCAATGGTCGAATTCTCGCGCGTTGGCGCGACGATATGCCGGGGCAACGTCGCGGATACTATCAATGGGTGAGAGAAAAGAACGCCGTTCTATCGGGCTACGGAGATATGTGCTTTGACGCGATACGTAGCGCGCTGTATGCGTATGGCTTGAGCGACTTTGACCCTTTCACTATGTGCCAAGAAGCTATGCAATATACAGCGGTTTTTATACCGCTTGAAGATGATAATCAAATGACGTTTGTAAAGTGCTTTATCGAGATGTAAGGAGTAAATCATGGAATTGAACGCATGGGGCGCACCGCGCAAGATGGTTGTTTCTGATAGGTCGTTTGGTGACTACCTTACACGTGAGGACGTCAAGCACCTGCTAGAGAAATATAGGGCGCTGCATATGAAGCGGTTCCACTACTCAAACGCCGCCACGTATAAAGACGAAACCGATTCTATGGACTTTTACTCATATTACACGCGCATATGCACTGTTTATTTACCTAAACATTCCAACAACGTTAATGTAACGTTCTATCCGTTCATTTACGATACGGAAAATTTTCAAAATTCCCCGACAACCAACAAACAGACGAATAAGTTTCTCAAGGAATTCATAAACGCGGATATTAGCGTTTTTTGATGTTAGGTGCGTTTACAAGGACTTGACCATGGATACCATTACGCCAACGCTCAAGACCTACGATGGACGAGATATAAACGTTGTTTTCTCGACCATGCAGCACTACATAAGCGAGACCGACAAGGTAACTAGTCATTTGTCTAAGTACACGCAAGCGGTGTATTGCTACGTAAACAACGGCGTTTACGTCCCTACAAATGAGGTGATTAAATAATGGTATATAACACCGATACTATGCAACTACTGTATGTACTGCTACTGATAGCGTGCGGAGGTTTCTACGGTGCAGCACGTGGTCAAGCTAGGCGCAACTCGCGACGGTACCACGACCAACAACGGGAACTGTTAAAATGGCAACGAGAATTGGAACAAAAAAGTAGTGACTTGAAGCGTCGTTAGTAGTATAATTACATGTAAGGATAAGGGATAGGCCCTAGTCCACGTAAAGAAACGGAGATTTTATTATGCGTATCACCAACGGTATCTCTTGCAAGGTCAACTCTTACCACGTAACCGCAACTGCGATTGTTTCCGGTGAGGTCAAGTCTTACACGTTCGATACCGACAAGCGCGATGCACGCGCCGCCAAGAAGTCGGTAGCCGACGCGCTTGGTATCCCGGCTAGCAAGGTTCTGGTAGAGTTCGAACTTGTCAAGAAGTCGTTTACCATTGTGTCAGATTATGACAATCTTGTCAAGGTCTTGACTGATAACGGTATTACTGTTAGTATCGATAGCGAGGAGTAAATCTCACAAATTTTACACGCTAGCATAACCTAAACAGTGCCCCATAGCGTCACGCTATGGGGCATATCGCGTTTTAGGTACATTACAATCCACA